ATTTTTTTCCCTTGAATTCTTACACCAGCTTTATCTACTTCAATCTTTGACATTACTTCCGGTCTATTAGCCATGCCTTGTTGTGCATGTTCTAATTCAATGTATGCATAGATTAATTCTGGAATATCTTTACTAGATCTAATCCCAGTCTTTGTATCTAAACGCTTTAAAATATAATTTTTTAATGTCCTTTGAATTTCTTTCATATGTATTACCTCTACTAAATAAATCCCCCTCATTTTATGCTCATCTCAAAAGGAGGCCATTATAATGGATGGTTATCAAACATGGTTAAACTATATTATTCCTTTAGTTTCAATTTATATTTCTCATTACCTCGGCACAAAATTGGCTTCTAATAAATCACAAGATGCATATAAAAAACTTAGATATGAAAAGGCTTATGTTCCATTTATTCAGTCTTTGTATCGTGGATATATGTTTGATCCAAAATATATCCCCATAGGTCTAGAACAAAGGAATTACTTCCTTGATTTGCTAAGTAATAACATGCAATACTACGGACCACTTGTTTTGAAAAGTTACCCAGCTTTTTATCGTGCCTATCTTGATATGCTAGAATATGAAGCAAATAATTTTGGCTTTGATTCAGCTCCACAAAATTACATTCGAGAATTTAAAACTATTTCTAATGAACTATTACTAGAAGCGACAATGCTAGAATCACATTTAAAATTGCCAGGGTTAGCTTTAACATTCCAAATGGTTCGTTCCTCGCATGCCAGAAGTAACAACTAGCAATTGCACTCCCATTCATCCATACTTGAAGTAATATGTCTTTCATTTTATGTTCCTTTTCTATTAAATAGTTCAATATGCAGGTTATAACCTTTGCATGTATCAAAACCACAATTATATTTTTTCTTTAATACCCAACAATCACATATGGCTTTTAATTTTGCCCCACAATGTTCACAGAAATTTCCATCTATTACTTCTGTATTACATTTGGGGCATTTTACTTTTCCTTCCTCCTGTTTCATTTGTATCACCTCATTGAAAGTCTCATTTTTGAGACTATTTTGATAAAAAAATAGAATAAGCTTCCGAATCAGTTAATGAAAGTACCGCTTTAATTCGTAATGCCTCTTCTATTGTAAAATTGTTTCCATCTTTATCAAGTCTTCTATAAAACGTGCTTCTATCAATTCCGACTCTATCAGAAAACTCTACAATATTATACCCACAACTTAATATTTTTGCTTTTAAAGCCTGTACATCCATATACATCACCTCCCTTGATGTGTGTCTCATTTTTGAGATTAATTAAAGTATATCCCTATCACTATATTTCGTCAAGACATTTTTTCTCACTTTTGAAACATTTTAAACTTTTTAAATTTATTTGTTGCAAATATGATACACTTATACTATACTTGTCTCAAAGGAGGAGAAGTTATGACTGAAAGGATACATGAGCGTATAAAACGTTTACGCAAACAGAATAACTTATCTGTAGATGAGATCATTAAAAAATTAAATATTTCTCGTGCTACCTATTATCGATATGAAAGTAATGAAATAGAAAAATTACCATTAACGATACTTGAGCCACTTGCAAATATATTAAATACTACTCCTGCATATTTAATGGGATGGGAAGAACCGCATCAAAGGTCTACTTCTACTCTCTCTAAGCAAACAGAAGATTATTATTTAGATGCAGAAACTGCAGAGTATGCAGAAATGCTTCGAACACGCCCAGAAATGCGTTTATTGTTTTCTGCATCAAGAGGTATTTCTAAAGAGGAAATGCAAGAAGCAGTAAATTACATAGAATTTATCAAATCTAGAAATAAGAAATAATACTATTAGGGGTTGTTAGATTGATTATTAATATTATTGAATGTGATATACCATATGTTAAAGCTGTTTCATCTACTGGGGAAGATGACGGTGTACATAATATTTATATTCGTAAAAATATGTCTATTGAAGATATGCGCAATGAAATTAGACATGAATTGTTGCATATAATTAACGATGATTTTCATATAGATCATCATGTTAATTTAATTGAGCATATGGTTAGGCGCAAAGAACTTACAGATAATGTATTAGAAGAAATTGACTTTTATCATCATGTATTATAGGTTTTATCCTTTTTTGTTGACCTCAAAAAATCATAAATGGTGATTAATATGAAGCTAAAATTATTACCTTTATTATTTTCATTCTTATTAATTAATACCTCTGCATTTGCTGCTATATATCCACAACATCTTTTAGATAATCCAAACTATCAATTAATATATGCTAATCATGATACAGCTACCTATGTAGATTTAAGTTCAGTTATAATTAAACTTGACGCTGACGGAGATTTAGTTATTGCGGTTAATGAAGTTACTGCATCATTTTTATATGACCCAGTAACTTCATTTGAAAATTTTAAGTCTATTAGCTCACCAAAAACAATATGGTACTATAAACCATATGCCATTAATCAAACATTTACTACATCAACAACCATTGATAATAGAGAAATAATCTTACCGCCATATATCGGTGAAGAATTCGCTTACTATTCATTTGATTTTGGTTCAAGTTGGATGCCATTTAACAATACCGATCATACTGGACCAATGCGAATATTTAGTAATTCTTTAGTTAATATAATTAATTATCTTTATAAATAAAAAATACCCCTACCCTTCACTATAGAATAAGGGGCTATCATACAACTGCTGTAGAACTATTACTACCAGATGACCTCTTAGATGAGTGTTCTGATATTAACTTTGCTGCAATAGCTAAAAGTAATGGCATTCCTGACGGTTTAGAATTATTAAAAGGATAAAATTTATGAAGTCTAAAGTAACAGTACATGAAACTATAACAGTAAAAGCGGATACAGACTGTAGTTATCTCTTCAAAAATTTCGAAAAAGCATATGCTGATAACCCTACTATTTTAAATGTAGCTAAAAACAGTATCGCTAAAATCACAATAACCCATGCTAGCCTGCCTTGTTTTGATAAAGACTGTAATGAGGCAATTCTTCTATTAAACTCTATATTAGAAGAAAACATACATGTTTCCTTAGATATTCTATGGACATGTATGAAAAATAATTATAAGGTTTTATCTGAGATGCAAGACCCATTACGCCAAGACTTAATTGACTTTGCCAATTACCTTATTCCATTAATGCATAATACTCGTGCTAACCAATCAGCACTCGAAAAATCTCTATCAATAACCCTTCATTCATTCAAAACAACAATTCTTCAGCGATCATTTAAAAAAATTCAAATCCTTACTGATTGGTTAACTAAATGGTCTTCTTATCTGCAACAAGAATCTACTTTTAAGCCTGATTCGCTAAAAAAATATAAACTTGGTGAAATCATACTTGTAGATTTTGGGTTTAATGTTGGTTGTGAATTAGGTGGACGTCATTATGCCGTTGTTTTAGATAGAAACAATAACCCTCGTTCAGGAACAGTATTAGTCGCCCCTATTAGTTCTTACGACCCAAATCAAGGCCCTCATCGTGGTAGTGTTGATTTAGGCACTAGCGCTATTCATAACTATAAAAAAGGTTCTCAAATTATTCTAAATCAAATCCGATATATCAGTAAAATGAGAATTGAACGGCCTAAAACATCTCTTGAACGTTCAGAATTTATAAAAGTAGACCGTTTAGAAGAATTAATGAACAGACTTTCTAATAAATTCTATTTCTACAAAAAAGAAAAATAGTCAACCCCTCTTGTGGAATTTCTTCCACTCTGCTATAATTAACTCATCAAGCTCGAAGGAGCCCTAATTTTTATCCTAAGAAGAGGGATTGGCAATACGTCCAATCCCTCTTCTTTCTTTTTATAATATTCCTAAATAAAAATCCCCTACCCTGCGCCAACAGAATAAGGGGCCATGATACACCTAAGAGGTATACAACTTATCAATTTTAATATTATTTAGTAGTTGTACTTGACAAAATACTAATATGCTAATTCGTTATAGCTCAATATGTTGACATGAATTTTGCGTGATGGTATTATAATTACACCAGTACCTCTTCACGCTGAGGCTTGAAAACAATGTTTTCAATGCATGCGCACCAGAAGAGGTCTTTATTTTTTTATGGGGATGATATTATGGAGATAAAAAAGCCTACAACTATAGATGAGCAGGTGGAACTACTCAAATCTAGAGGTCTAATTTTTAGTAATGAAGAAGAGCCTGAATTAAGGGAATGGCTTATAAATATCAATTATTATAGATTAAGTGGATATTGGTGGATTTATGAGTGCAAAGCACCTGCTTGTTCTCCAAGAGAACATAAATTTCAAAATGGAACTACTTGGAAACAAGTCAAGCATACTTATATATTTGATCAAAAATTTAGACGTTTAATATCAATTGCTATTGAAAAAGTAGAAGTTTCAATTAAGGCAAGATGGTCCCAATATTTAGCTGAAAAATGCTCTTGCTCACATCCTCACGAACAAAAATCATTATTTCAAAAAGATTTTCATGATGACTATACTTATAAAAAATTAGTTTCTAGTTATAATAAAAGTACTGAGTTATACTCATGCCATTATAAAAAGAATTATCCAGAACTAAAAACTCCTCCAATATGGGTTTGTGCGCTACTTCTAACCTTAGGTGAAATGCTTAACTGGCTTAAATCCTTAAATAAACCACTAGAAAGAAATAATATTCTTCGACCATACGGATTTGATGAGTCAGTTCTCATTTCTTTTCTAACACATTTAACATGGGTAAGAAATACTTGTGCACACAATGGACGACTATGGAATAGAAAAACAAATAAATTATTTACGCACCTACAGCTAACTCAGAAATAAAAGACTTGCTTATATTCGATACTACAGATAATAATCAATTAGATAGCAAAATATATAATACACTACTTATGCTTCATGTAATGCTTCATTCTATTGATAAAAACTTTTTATTTCTGAGTGAAGTTAAAGACTTAATAAAGCAAAACAGGTATATCAATCCTACTCATATGGGGTTTCCTGAAAATTGGGAAGATCTTAAACTATGGAAAACATTACCATTAACTAAAAGTCAAAAACACAGAAAAAATATCGGAGATACTAAAAGGAAAAAAAAGAAACATAAGAGAAAAAATATTTCTGCTTAATTTTCATTATCTTTTATAAGCATTAGATGTTAGGTTATCTAATGCTTATTCTCATGCTATTTTTGGCCAGGAGGTATTTATATGTGGGTTGAAACACGAACTACAAAAGGCGGCCAAACTCGTTATAGATTTTTTGAGCGATATACTTGCCCATATAGTGGTAAGATAAAACGTGTATCTGTTACATATACAACAAATAGTAGACAAGCACATAAGGCTGCACAGATTGAATTGCAAACATTAATTAATAAGGCAACTAACACTAATACCGCTATGGAAATGACTTTAGATACATTGCTTACCAAATATCTTGAGTCTAGACAATCATTTAGGAAGCCAGCCACTCAACGCAATTATAAGATTTATAAAAACAAGATTTTAGAAATTATACCAGCAGATATCCTTATAGGAAATATAAATACCTATACATTACAAAACGCTTTAGATTCTATTTTATTAAATCGCTCTTATTCCTATACGAAAGCTATCTTTAGCCTACTACGTCAAGCTTTCAAATATGCTCGTCGTATGGAATTTATTCATGATATTTCTTTTTTCGATAATCTAGAACTTCAAAAACCTGTACTAAATGTAGAGAAAGTACAACGACAACGTGATAAATTCTTAACACAAAAAGAACTAAAATTATTACTCACTAAATTAGATACTATCAATCCAACTGTTGCTTTATTATGTGAATTTCAATCACTAACAGGCCTACGATTTGGCGAAATGGTAGCATTGCGTGTTCAAGATTATGATGAGAAAAAGTCTGAGATTGATGTGAATGCTTCTTTATCTTCTTATGGTAGTTTAAAAAGTGAGACCATTAGATCATCTCCTAAAAATATCTATTCAATTAGAAAGGTATCCTTAGATGTTAGAGCCAAACAAATAATCAATCATTTTATTACCATGAATAAATCAAAACAATTATGGAATCCTCGTTTTGCAAAAACTGATTATATCTTTGTCACAGATGGAGGCTATCCATTCGATGTGCATTTTGTAAATAAAATATTAAAGAAAGTTAATTTTCACAAAGCAATTAGTTCACACACATTCAGACATACACATATTTCATTTCTAGCAGAGGCTAATGTACCATTAAAAGCGATAATGGAACGTGTTGGCCATAATGAACCACGCACTACATTAGCAGTTTATACTCATGTTACTGATGAAATGAAATCAGAATTAAATAATGCTATTAATAAAATTGGATCTGCTATCAGTCATAAATAAAATAATTTGCCCCCATTACACGCTGCATGCAATGGGGGCAAATTATTTTATTCTTTTGGGGGCAAAATGGTGGCAAAATCGTGTTATAATTCGTTACAATTGGTTATAATTTCAATTCTATAATACCATTATAACCCTTTATTCTTACTATGTTTGTTGTAGTTTGTTACGATTTGTTATAATCTGTGATAGTTGTATTTATTGGTGGCGGAGAGGGTGGGATTCGAACCCACGGCCCCTTGCGGAGTCACTGGTTTTCAAGACCAGCTCCTTAAACCACTCGGATATCAGATTGGTCCAATAATAAGCAACAATCTAATATAAAGCAAGAAAAAAGCTGGCTCAAAGCCAGCTTTTTCCATGTGTATTTAATGTTGAATAAAGTTTTCAACTATTTACTATCAGATTATGCTTTCATCTATTTACAACGGAATTAAGCATTCAACAACTCTCAAATATTAGAACAAGTCTTTTTTCCACATGCCAAAGATGGCGATGGCAGAGCAAATAACAGAAATAATGACAACTTTCACAAATCCGTCTGGATCATCTTGGAACGGCAAGTGCACGTTTGTCCCCCACAAGCTGAATATGATGGTTGGCACAGCCATTGTAATAGTAAGGGTTGCCAACATTTTCATAACCATGTTGAGGTTATTAGAGATAATAGATGTGAAGGCATTCATCATATTCATCAAGATATTAGAATACATTTCAACCATTTCCATGGCCTGTTTGTTCTCGATGATAACGTCCTCTAGTAAATCCTCATCCTCTTCGTACATCTTGAGCAAATGTCTATAAGTGCTGTGTCCACGCAAGCGCAATAGACGTTCCATAACGGTACCATTCGTGCGCAACGCAGAGGTAAAGTACGTCATGGATTGACGCAATTGGATTTCAATGTCATCTGTACGGCGATTGATTTGTTGCAAGTAACGCAAGAACAACGTCGCTGTACGGTACAAGATTTGGAACAAGAACCGCGTCTTTTTATACGTATAGAACGTAGACAGTTGGTTTGAAATGAACGGATACAACACCTCGGATTCTTCAAGACATACGGTAATAAAGAAGTCAGGTGTCAAAAAGATACCAAGTGGCACCGTATCGTACATATCATTACCACGAATCGCAGGAATGTTGATAACCACGAAAATATAGTTGTCCTCTAACTCCACGTGAGAACGTTCTTCCATATCGAGGGCGGTCTTTAAAACGTCCGTTGGAATTTCCGTCAAAATATTGATGAGGGACAACTCATCGGGGTCTGGGTTCACCAAATTTACCCAAGAACCTTTTGTGGCATCTGATACAGTGCAGTCCGAAACTAACTCTTCTTCTATGTGTTTGTACACCGTGATCATGCTATCCCTCCTTTCAACGAACATATAGTAATCATCTAATAAATTATATACTATTTTATAGCTATTATTCAATTCAATTGTGAAAGTTTTGTTTATGTAGTATATACA